TCATTACTTCTTACCTCCTCCTATTCGTTTGTGCTGAAACGGAAGATGAAGCTGAGGTAGATATGCTCCATAGAATCCTTGTCGATTACATCGATGTCAAACCATGCGCTGTCTCCATCAGCAGTGTAAGCGGTACTTTCAGTTACCTTGCAAGCAGTGAGCTTACCCTCTTCTTTCATTGCATCGCCTACGCCCTGCAACTGAGAAATTACAGTTGCTCGACCGTTGGTGTCGTTGTCTACCTTGCCTACCAGGTTGTCAGAGGTGGTGTTGATACGTCTGATAAGCTCGAAACGAGTCTTAACACGGCGAATCTTTTTCCAGCCATCGTCCTGGTTGTCCTTCGGCGTAATGAGGGTGTTGATCGCATTATCAATCCACACCTGCTTGGCCTTGTTATAGCTGAGTACCAGGCAACCTTTCTTCTCTGCAGCAATCATTTCAGTGTTTGTCAGCTTTTCCTTGATCTCGGAGAAACCGCTGACTACTGTATGAGTGAGCGAAGAGTTTGCCGCTACTGCGCCGATCATGCCGGCAATACGTGCTGCAGTCTGATAACCGTCGATCTCCGTACCCTGCTCATTCACATGGGCATTGAGAACGTAGTGCATCTTCTCGTCATTGAATGAAGCGGCGTGCGCTTCCCTTGTTTCCAGGTCTACCGTGTGCTTCTCAGCAACGACCGCCTGTGTAAGGGATGCCGCATCAAAAATACGATTGATGAAGCTCTGCAGAAGCAGATGTACCGAAGTGTCCTCGGTATCGACGCAGATTGTGTTAAACTCATACGCCTCTACCTGCTTAAACGCATTGGAGTAGTCCCCATTCGTTACCTGCGGATCAGTTCCCTTTGTAAACTGGGACTGAGACACGTTCTGTAATGTTACAGTGCCGGACTTGATAACCTCTGCCTTGAAATTCTTGGAAGATGCCAGCGCATCCACAAGGGCATTAGCTTCGTCTGTTCCGGCGGCAAATTCTACCTTCTCAAACTCTGTTGTACCGGCATAAAAAATGCACTCTTTGAGAGTGCTGTCTGAGAGCTTTTCACGGACTGTTACTACAAAGTCCTTTGCTCCGGGATATTTGGCTGTGATGCTTACTGCATCTGTGGCTTCGCTGTCCTGCAACTTGATACTGCCCTGAGTACCGCCGTTACCGACTCTGCAGGCGATGATCGTCTTTGCGCCACCAGCGATTGCCTCCTTCATTGCGTCCGTAGTAAGTGCGATACCGAATGTTCCTTCGTAGCCATCCTCTGCAGATAATTCGATTGCCTCATTGAGAGGACCAAAATCTGCACGGAAGATTACTGCGGTAACACCATTCATAACACCGGCGGTGGCGTTTCCACCTTTCTTCTGAATGTTGAAATAGGTACCAGGACGCACCTTAGTTTCGCCTAAAATGAATGTTCCTGCCATTTCTACTTAACCTCCTTCTGTAAGAACTTGCTTACAATTTCCTTTGCCTCTGATACTGTGTACTCGGCTTTGCCGTCAGTTTTCAGAGCGGCTACAACACATTCCTGCATTGTGCCAAATACGCTTCTTGCGTTGCCTGCAAGCTCGCTTACTGTGTAAACGGACTCTGCAGGGGCCTTTTTCTCCGGCTTCTTTTCTGCCTTTGTTCCAGCAGGTGCCGGAGTTGCTGTTTCCTTAGCCATGCTTTACCTCCTTAACTGTAATTTCCATGAGCTGCCGTAAGCACATGAGGCTTAGCCTTGTACCTAAGCAATCCATAGTGACCTGTGATGAATACCTGGCCTTCCTTCAAGTAGTCAGATTTGTAATTCACCTGCAGTCTCTTAATGAACATAGGCGAATAGTCCAGCATAATTACCTCTCCGTCGAATGACAGGTGGTTGGCAATGTCTGCGGCCATCTTCAATCTCACTGTGTTTTCCGGGCATAAAACATGGACGGCAATTCTACCGTCCATCCAAGCCACTGTATTTGTTTCTTCCTGCTTCTCAGATGAAATCAGTCTGCAGTAAACCACCGGCTGATCCGCTGAGGCTTCGGTTATTTCCTCCATCCGGTCATATCCCATTACCAGGGATTCCGGGCACAATTCTTTGATGTACTTATCAACCGCCATTAACGTGTTCGGATCGGATATTTCCATAGACGGATATTCCAGGATGTCAAATCTGACTTCACAGCCGATTACAACACCGGCTTTTCCTGCATCCTCGCCCATAGTAAACGCATCCGTTCTCGCCCAAGTAAAGCAATACGGTGTACCGCCTTCCGGTAGAAGGATCACATCACGCAGGCATTCCTTCACGATAGGTGCTATATCCTCCGGGAATGTGTCTGCCGTATTCTGACAGAATATCGATACCGAAAGACTACCGGCGCTGTTTCGTTCTTCGTTTGCCTGCAGGTCATAGTTGTAAGTTACCATAGGGTACTGCGTTTCACCGCCCCACCCTTCCTGTTCGTCGCCCGGTGCTTCCGGACTAAAAACAGCAGGCACACCGTTGTAGGTTGTAAGCCTCTCTGCGAGTGCTGCCGTACTGACGAACCTTTTCTGAATCAGTTCTTCCAGCTTCACTCTGTCACTCCTTCCTCAGTGTCCTGCTTTTCGATGCCGTAGGTCTTGACCTCCGACATATCGTGTGAATATCGGATTTCCCACTGAGCGTCTACCGCTTCATCAATGGGAATCCGAAAGTGATTAGTTACATTGCCGATACCCGGATGATACTGGACGATCAGCTCCTTCTCGGTGGCTGATGTTACAAATCCGGCTTTACCTTCCGGCCATGTGCGATGCTTGCCATAGACCAAATCGCCCCTGGCAATCTCGCTCAAATCGAAGGTTGCTATCGGCTGTTCTACTACCAGTGCCATATATCATGCCTCCTTAGCCATACGGCTCCTTGTAAATTTTCTCAATTTCCGGGGTTGCCTTCTCCTTGATCTTGCCTACGAATGGCCTTGCTGCCATTTTCTTCGTTCCGTTTTCAAGGTAGCCAGCATACTTCTCTTGGCTTTCCAGCTCTGCAATGATTTGGACTCCGCCACCAGCGGTACTGCCTTCGCTCTTTACCTGGCCATTCCAGTGCATACGGAGATTTCCTGTACGTCTTGCCGGTGGTTCTCCTGGTGCCGAAGCTGTGTAGGTCGCTTTGCTGTGCGGCTTGCGATATGTTCGCCCGCTTCTCTGACCTTTTAGCACTTCCAGCTCTGCGTTTCTCATAGCATTCACTGCCCTAACGCCCCTGGCTACGACTTGCCGGTTGATTTTGGCTACCTGTCCTTTGACTGTTGCCCTTATGGCGCTTCCTGCGCTCCCTGCTTTTCCATCGTTCCATAGTTTCACTTGACATCCTTCCTTTCCTCAGCGTAGTAGATTGTGGATATACCCAAACTACCTACCTCGTCCAGGTCGATGATGTAAAACGTGCGATTCCCAAGTATGAGTTTATCGGACTTCTTTGCTTCCGGACTGCCTGCCTGCACAATCGTATGGGTGCAAACACGGTCTCTCGTTGAATGAGATTCCTTCTGTTCCTTCGTGGACTCGGCAAGACATCCTCTGATAATCTTTGAACCGTCTCCCTTCGGGGCGTTTGCTACCCTTCCGCTTGCTGTTACAACCTGCGTATTTGACTCGACAACAAAATCCTTGAATAAGTTTCCCGGCCTTAAATACATAAATCTCGCATTTATCATCCGTTCCACACCCTCTCGTTTTCGTGCATTCCGGTATGGAAGTAAGGCGGACCATCTACTCCATTACCAAACCGTGGCACTGACACTGACTCTGCCTGGACCTCTTTTTTCAGCTTGTCGTAATCTTCTTTCCAAAGTTTCGCCCTGCCATTCATATCCAGGCTGAGAGGACCGGTCTTTGCGTTGACCTCATACGCAAAACGACGGCACAAACTTTCAAGAAGCATCAGCTTCGCACGCTTCCACTTATTCGGGTATGCGTCGATTGCTGCTTGTATCTCCTCGTCGGTCAATGCCGTCGTATCTGCCAGGCCCTCTACCATCGTGTCTCCAAGTTCAAACCTCATACGGTCTTTGCCAAACTCCGTGATGTTTCCCGGCTCATATGTGTATGCACCTTTTGACATTAGGTATCAGCTCCCTCCGTAATGCTGTCTGTGGTTGCGTTACCGCCTACGGATTCGTTTGAATTGCCGTCAGCGGAGAATAAAGTGTCGTGCTGTTTCTGAGCCGCTTTCTTGACCGTAGCGCGTGTGTCTAAGGCGTGAAGCAAAATCAGAACGCTGTCAGACTTTACGTTGGCTACTGCCTTTGCACCATCGTCCGCATTCATCTGCAGTACATCGACCACAGACTGAATATCCTCTGCACTGCAGGAAACCGCCGTCACATTGTCGCCCTCGCCCTTGACTGTCACGGTAAAACCGGCATTGTCGGAGTCGAACGGTTCAAGCTCTGCGACTGCGGACTGGATCATCTCGTCCACCTGCTCCTGCGTAAATCCTTTGCCTGCATTGGCGACTGCATCGGCGATCATCTCGTCCACCTGCTCCTGCGAATAAAGGGCACCGGACTGTTCCGGTACCCCCGCTTCGTCATTTGCGATTGAGATTACGCCGAGTTTTTCTTCTCTCTCGATGTTTACCACGAGCTCTGCCGGGATTTCATCCCCAATGAAGAATTTTCTGCCGCCATAACTGCATGGCTTCTTTGCAATCAATCTCATGGCGAAACCTCCTTACACTGCGTCGTAACCAAAGAATGCAAGATCAT